TAGTGCAAGCCCGCGTTCGCTTCCCTAGGCTCCTTTAGGAAGAGTGGAACTTCTCGATCCTTGAACTCTTGCAGGTATACAAGAGCCATCGCTTCATTAGTGATAAAGAACTCAGCTGGGGACCCTCTATGTCCCATGACGCCCTTCTCTTCCATTACCTTCAACCCCTTGCGAAGAGTTGAATCAGTGGCCTCTATTTCTTCGAGGATCTGGTTGACTGTCAGAGAAGCTTCCCGTCCGTGTCGGAGTATGATAGTGAGGGCTCCGTACAAGGCTGAGGGTACCGCCCCATGTTCCATTGGGTCGTACTTGCTTCTATCCCTAACTTTGGGTGGAGGTGGATCAGACTCAACAGGGGCTGGGGTTTCCTCCACCTCTGGCTTACTACTCACCTTAGACGGCATCTCGTAGTCATACAAGAGGATATCCGAGATCCTTCGTAGACTGAACCCAATGATATGCCGAATGGTGATTCTGATCTCAGTCAGGAGGGGGGCTAACTCTTTTGGAAGTCTCATTTTTCCTCCACTAGGAAGACCCAATCAAATAACATGATGACGAAGATCAATCAATCTTCTTCGTCATCTGATGCAGCTCTCTCGAGCCTGGTCTTCGGTGGAGCTTTGGGTGCTCTTCCTGTTGGGATAACCAAATTGACTTCACGCTCAGGTCGAGGTTCGTTTCCGAGTATCAACCCTGAGACCACTGGAGTAGGTGTTTGACCCACTTGTCTAGCTTCAGCTGCTTGAATCTGAGCTAATCGTTCTTGTCTTCGGATATCAGCAGCAGACATAGCTAGTCGAGGTCCGGATTCTTGTGGAGGAGACTCGGCTTCACGAATCCGTTCTACCTCAGTGACCTCTCGAAGATCAAAGTCGGCCAACCGTGCTGCTCGACGACGTTCGATTTCATCAGTGTTTCCCACATATCCACGGTGTGACCGTTGGTAGGCATTGATCATAACGTCGTCTGGAACTCGGTGATTATCAATACCAGCCGGCCCACTAACGTACTCATCCATTCTTCCAGAACCATCATACCTGGTACTCATACCGGGTACTGGAGCATTGGGATCAAAAGTTGGGTTGGCGATCTCCCATTCCTGGCCCCCAGATTGGAATCGAATGATTCCTCCTCCGATGACTGGAAAGATCATGATGAGGTCAAGAGTTCGAATCCCGTAGTTGGCTCCAGCAACCCTGAATGAGCTTCTAGCTACGAAGTTGAATCCGAGGGTAGCTCCACGTCGACCCAACGAATCATGCAAATCAGTAAATGGGGCTACATACTCGTGAACTGTCATTCCAGGAAAGATCTGTAAACTTCGAGTTGGGGTGATAGAGTCAGTCACTCGCCTTGAAGTAGATGGATCAGTGTAGTTTACTATGAGATCCCCTGTACAACCCTGATAAGCCAGGCAATAAAAAACCACATTCGCAGGGAATTCCTGCGCATTCATGATGAAGCGGGGGTTGTCTAATCTGAACAACATGGTACAGAATACACCTAGCTAGTCTTACCTATAACCTCTTCCATGCATTTGATGATGTCGATGTCCATGGGATTAGGCGCTTGAGCAATTAACTTTTTAGGCTTGTCAAAGATTGCTGCAAGCTCTTCTTCAGTGACTTCGGTCCTTCGGGTTTCTGGAATGGGTCTTGGTGGGGGACGGTACTCTTCCCAAACTTCATTCTCTCGAAGGATACGTTCAAAGCGGGTAGGCCTCTGGGGGTTACTTGATCTGAGTACCCCTATTACGGGAGGGTGTCCCTGCCCTAGTGATGGATCATTTCTCATTCTGGCTATATCAAAGCACTCTGGACTATCAAACTCTAGTACATTGCCTTGTAGATCAACATAAAGATAGTAGGCTTGGGTAGCAGTGACCATTAGGTAGTAGTGACGATTGTGCAAGTTAAGTGGGTATAACCCAGCTATTTGAGTGTTCTCAGCCTCTCTGTTGTAGGGGTCATACCGATTGATAGCTACTTGGCACACATAGGGTATGACTGTACAGCTGGTGTTCAAGCTAGGGGTTACATCAACTAGAACATCTTTTCGAAAGATGAGTGAGCAACCCATAGGTCACCTACCGGGTGGTCTCAGTTGTTTTGGTTGTTCCCAGATTGGTACTAAAGCCTTGGACCTGAGAACAGGTTTACGAATTGGAGGGGCTCGGTTGAGGTAGGCTCGATCCATTCCTAAATCGTAGTACTTCTTCTCAACCCACTCGCGCTGTCCTTTGGACAGATTAACGAAAGTCCCTCCCTCAAGGCCTTCCAACATAGAGGTGAAGGCCTTGAGTTCGCTTTGGGATAACCTAGACTTTCCTGCATCAAGAAGTGAGTTCAGGAGAGTTAGATCAGTGATCTTCTTCCTTGTGGCCACTCATTCCTCTTCGTCTTCGTCTTCACTCTCATCTTCACTCTCATCTTCATCGTCATCATCGTCGAGGGTCTCATCATCCTCGTCTTCGTCTTCGCTCTCGTCGGTATCCTCATCCGAATCAGAGTAGGCTTCGGTATTCGCGAATCGATAAACTTCGGCCAGAGGTAGGGGTTCCTCAAATACAGCTGTGTTACCGTCCATGATCCTCTCGTAGACCTCCTTACACTTCTCGATTGGTAGAAGTCCAATATGGAGTTGGAGGGAAAGGCGCCCAGCTCTCTTCAATGCAGGGTCAATATCTTCAAGGGCTGCATTCGTTGTGCAGACTACTCGTAGATTCAGGGTGTGCCCAAGGATACCGTCAGACACGTTTAGCAGGGAGGAGATAGCCGCCAAGGAGCCCTTCTCTCTTGGTACCAGTGCCTTGTCTGCATCCTCAATGACTAGGACAATTGGGTTGTCTGTACCTGCCAGGCTTCTGGCTCTGATCAGCATGGGGACCAATTGAGGACCTGCCAAGTATTCAACAATATGACTCGGTATCAAAACGAAGATAGCATCTGGTATCTCGTTGAGTAGCCCTCGGATCAAATACGTCTTACCGCTACCAGGCTCTCCATAGATAATAGCCAGACGGCCAATGGGGGATTCTCTCCGAAGTTCCGCTATGATGTACTCATAACCATCGAGCACTTCTTGGACATAGTTGGATCGCTCCAGAGGCTCTCCTGCCAAACCAACTTCCATGATCTCGATACCACTACTGCCTTCGGCCAAGGAATACACAGGTTGTCTGACGTTCTCTGGGATCAAGTACTGACCAAAAAGTTCGACAACAGCTGTGTAATTCTCTAGACTGAAGGTAGTGACATGAACGGATACCTTCTTGTCGAGACCTACATGGATCGTGATTGATCCCTTGTCCCATAGGACCCAAGTTTCGGTCTCTCCACGTCCAAAAACAGGGCAATGTGCAAAACTTGTACAACCCTCAACGCTTGTCACAAGAACTTTGACAAAGTCCTCAAAGGCATTTTCCAGATCAGCGTCTTCCAAAGTACCACGACAGTTTCCCGAGTAGACCGTCTGCCCTGAGATTACGGCATGGTCCAAGATCATGCGGGCGGTATCGCTATACCTACTCATCGATTCTAGGTTTAGTGCGTTCCACCAGCTTGGTTTCTTGTTGGGTATTGGCTTCACGATCGGTTTTCTTTGCATAACGGCAGAGGACAGTACACCAAAACTCGAGAAATGATATAGCTAAATGCCAATATCCCGTTCAAATCTGCTTGGGTTGGCTGGCTTGCCGTCTTGTTCGGTACCTGAAACGAAGTACCAAGTATGGTTATCCTTACAAGTATATGCCCTCACGGAGTCAATACTAGTCCGTCGTTCTTCCGCGTCATAGTCTCGAATACCGAATCCATTGCACTTAGGGCACGTGTATTCAGACTTTGGGCTACCAAGTTCATCTATTGGAGTGAACTGATCACCAATATGGCAGTATGAAACTTCTTCGAAGATTGACCCAATTACTAAGGGTCTTAAGCTGTCAACTCGAGTCAGTCTTGCTATGAACTGGCTTGAATCTAGTAAAGATACAACAACTTCATACATCGGGTTGGCAATTCTTCTAAGAAAACAACCTGTGGCCAACCACTCTGGGGCAACTTCAACTCTACTTTGCGCGATATTAGTAACGTTAGTTGTCGGTCTCTGTTCGGTAATCGAGCTAGAAGGTCTCCAATGTCTTGGGAAGTCGTTCACCGAGAAGTTGGTCGGGTGATACTCATCTTCTAATGTTGCACTCATCGACCATCTAAAAGGGTCAAAAGAGAGAACAATATAAGTCCTATTATCGTGGTTCTGAATGATCCGAGAACCAACCATGAACCAGGAGGGCATTGGTGGTGCTAGAGGTCGGTAGATCTCTAGAAGTTGCTCTGGGGTATAGGATCTGACAGAGGGTCCAAGTACTAATCGGGGATTATCCCAACGCTCCACCTCTCTAACATGAACAGTATTTCCAAGAGCCCCTACAATAACAGCACTTGATCCTTGACCTGTTATAGGTTGAAGTCTGGCTCCTGTCTGAATCCATTCTCGGCTTGGTTGCGGAAGTTCAACAAGATCTGTTCTAACAGGCATTACCCCAACAAATTCAGGTGCACCTGCTGCATAGATCATCCCAGGGGATAGCTCCTGAATGAAGGATTCAGCTTCTGAGAGTGGCATCCAGTTCTGCTCGAGGGTCTCAGAGTCCACACTAAAGACAACGTTGTTCTGGCTTAGTTGAGCCTCCTCGCGGAGTGCATACACGACCACAGCCCCAGATTCTCTTAGAATTCCAATATTAGAGTCACGTGGCCGTGGGTAGATAACGGCTCCAAGAACAGCCCAACTTGGAAGAGGCATCTCATTCCACCAAGTTGAAAGCTATTCGTTCAAACCTAGTTGCTGGTTGAGGGTTCTCATATTGAGCCCGTTCGATCAGATCTTGGATGCTAGGGAGATTCACCATCAGCGGTGCTCGGTATTCTAGGATTCCGTGAACAACCACAGTCGGCGGAGCCTGCAGAAAATGTTTCCCCTCGTCATGCTCCCAAGGTCGATTGTACCATTCGAGAGGTCCAAACTTCCTGAATGTTTTTCCCCACTTATCATCCTTGTAGTACTCGACGGTTTCCTGATTGACGAATTCCCTCAATTCTTCTATGCTATAGGACCAGCAGACGAAGATAAGCTCTTCAACATGTGAAAATCTCATGTCATTCAAGCTCAGAATCCACTGCAGGTCGTTAGGATCCACCGGTGGGTATACTGGGGGGAGTCTTTTGCTCGTTGTGTAGGGTCCTATCGCCATTAGTGAGCCTCAATGCCTGAATTAACTAGATTTGACCACGATATTGACATCATTGACCCTTCTGAAGGTCCTGTGGTTTCTAGGTTTGAACGTCTTGACCGAGAGGTTGATCTTGTAGACAGAGCCATCTTGAGTGGATCTACACTGGAAGTTCGATCAGATGGTACTAGAATCATCCTAGCTCTAACTCCCGAGGGTCCGTCTGGTAAGTACCCAACCCTTGAAGTTGGATTGATCTCATTGGGAGAGGTTCTCAATGGTGACCCTCTGGAGGACGTAGAAGGATGGTGCCCTGGGATTGACCCTGTTGACCAAGAGTTACTCAAAGGCTCAACCTTGACCGTCATGGGGCTCGGAGAGAGGCTCATTGCGGTTTGGAAGCGGACACTACCCGAACGAACTTACCAACACAAGGGGGTGACTCACCGAGTTCATAGAACGGGTACCCGTACGGCTACCGCTATACTTTCACACAAATCCAGGGGAGTAGCCAAGTTGGCCCTTGAGGCTCCTGAGTTTATTGCCGAGGGTTCCATCCTCAATCAAACTTAGAGCGGGTATAGATCATCGATATTATCGATGATCCGTTCAAAGCGTGTTCGGCGAATGAAGTTCTCCCTCACGGGCTCCGGAGGTGGGGCCTCGGGTCTTGGGATCATTGGGGGCCGCGGTTGGTTCGTGAAGGTACCTTCGAGAGCGGCCAAAATCTCTCGATCCTCTTCTTCTTGAATTGAGTGCACCGAACGGTCAATAATGTCGAACCTTCGTTCTCGTATGTCCCCTATGTTGATCTGTGGATTGGACTGGAGTTCGAAGGTTGGTACGGTAACCCTGGTTGCTTGAAGCCGTTCAACAGCACGTGGGTTGACAACGGCCATCCCAATTCTTTCTTCTACAGTGAATCCTATCGGGAGGGCTCTTGGGGGGTCAGCAGAGAGAACCGTGAGTTCTGTTCTCGCCGGGATCCTCTCCTCTGGGAACTCCCCCATGAACTCCTGCATGAAGCCCCTGTCAGCATCTTCTGGGAAACCCCTCCGAGCCATAGTGAACTCGGATCGATCACTATCGCGTGCAAAGTCAACTCCAGTCATCATATCGAAAGGAGGGGTTGAAAGTAGGGTTAGGTTATCGCTAATGACCCTTCCAATAGGATGCTCTGAATTTGGTATTAGCCGTCCTGTAGCCTGGTCAATCCCAACAAGAGATCCAGGTAGTATCGGAAACTCTTGTTGAAATGAAGCCATATCATCAATGATGATTGATGATATGGTGCGTCCACGAATCCTATCTGGTCTAGGGTGGGTACTAACCCCGTTGAAGCTTGGGGGGTCTACATTGTATCTACCATTACTGTCAGGTGCCAACCGACTAACCTGCAGGGGCATCCAGATGTTAACAGGAAGTTGCAAGATGCCTTTTCTTCTAATCAACTCGGCAACTGCTGGGTTCTCAGGGCCAAAACCGAGGAATGAAGCTGTGATTACTGTTAGTGGAGCCTCTGTCCTATCCTCAAACTCACAGTTTGTGAGCATTGGATCAGTGCGGATAAGATCTAACTCAGCGTAGAGTTGTACTCTATCTTCTGCGAGTAGGGTCCGGTACTCAATACTCCACGTTGGCATGAACCAGTTCTTACACCGGGCTGATACTGGAAAGTCACTAAGACAATCCTTCGGAGTTCGAAGCTGTGCCAATCTGACTTGGTGTAGTTGTAACTCATGCCTCGGATCAAAGACCCATGGAAAGCTCCAAAGGACAATAGTTGGATTGCTGTTGGAAGTAAGATAATCCCACTTCCACCATCCAGAATTACCTCTCTATTTCCTGAGGGTCCAGATTGGGTGTGTAAGAACCTACCTCAAAACCCAACGCCATACGACATGCCTGTATTTGTAATCACCCAAATACTGCCAGCACCGAATGATAACAACCTAATTCGATTCGAACGCGAGGGTAACCCTAAGGTAACCACAACTCGTTGGTCAAAAGACATCCTGGATAAGTGGAGGCCAGCCCCAAAACCTCAAGTGTTGAGTCGTAAGAAAATGAAGGTGGTATCAGAGAAGCCACCTCCAACTCGATTTGAGCGTGAAGATGTGATCTAGGATGCTAGGGCTTGGGCTACAACGATGCAGTTCTCGACCTGACTTACGTTAACTTGACAGTTATCCAATCCACCAATGAATCCGAATAGGTCCAGTACTTCGTTTACGGCTATCGGATGAGGTAGAGATCCTTGATCCGGAACTGACATGGAGAAGTGTCGATAGACTTCTCCAGTGAGGGGATCCTTAGTCAACGAGAATACTACCTTGTAATCACCCAGTTGAAGGATGTGCTCTTTTACATCCCCGGGGATCTTAGCGTTAGGTCCAGGACGATAAAGGTTCTCTGGGTTGGTTGCAAACTCAACAACCTTGGAAGCTGCTTCTTTGACCTGAGCATCAATGATCAGAACCCGCATTAGATTACCTCTTCCCTAAGAATCCGGTGAAGCCTGGTCTCTTCCTCTGGGTGAAGGATTACCCAAACATCTTCAATGAAAACTTTTGATTTACCCCTACTTGAACGAATATGAAGCATGTCTTGGGTAATAGTATCAGAGAATATCCTGACCTTGTTCATGGTCACGAATATAGTTGAACACGGATGTCCAAGCATGTCGAGCAAGATTCGGTAGTCGGATTCATGCAGACCTATACCTGTGATCCCCTCGGGTTCGGTCTTCAGTATAGCCAGGATGACCTGAACAAGTCTCCGCCCCTTAGTTACCGTCGGTAGATCGATGGGTGGGTTTAGTAGGGTGTCAATCATCGTCCATCAGAACTCTCTCAAAGCGTGTTCTCGGCTCAGATGGGATCTCGGATGGTAACCAATGATTGCAGAAGGTTTCAGCGTCAAGCCTCTTCGGAGGCCCATAGTCTCTCCAGACTTGGTAGTCCACCATGGCTGAACTGAAGGGGGGCCTTTCAGTATTCTTCGGCTCTGTGGCCACGATAATCGCGTAACTATCGCCATTCTTGACCCAAGTACCAGCGTCGACCCAATCAGGCGGGCTGAAGTCACTGACCATGTCCTTATCGTAGATGGGAAAGGCTCCCGGTGGAAGTTCATCAACCAGGAAGATCCGTCTTGCAACACTAGAATAATCCAATCGAGCTCTGAGGGGGGCTACCATTGCCTGAGCCAACCTCTGACGACTAGCTGATGTTTGGATATACTCACCGATGAGACGTTCCCTAAATTGAGGATCCATGGTCACCCCATTCGAGTCAGGAGTGCCTCTTGGCCAATTACCTAAAGGGAATGATCTGGTTTCAGGTCTTGACCTCTGTACATACTGTTGTCGATTGTAGAGCTCATGAAGTCTACTATCGAAGGTAGTCTCAGCATCATCAATAAGTTGAACCTCCAATAGGAAAGCACCCTCATAGTAGCGTGTGAAAGCTGTGAGAACATTCCTATCTTGGGCAAATCTCTGCCTATCAGCACGGGCTTGGATTCGATGATCTAGATCATCATCATATTGTAGACGCCAAAAGGCTCCAGCTGGCATGGTTACTGTTTCTTAAACCTAGGGTGATACTCACCATCAGACCAGAGTACCAACTCGGCCCACTCTCGTAGCGGACGAACAAAGGTTCCTTCAGTGTTACCATACACCACCGCCTGCTCTTCTTTAGGCCCTTGTAACAATAGGGCTACTGAATGAACAGTGTAAAGAGTACCCTTGAAGTGTTGGTAAGATCCTGGAGTAGGACTCCAACCCTCTTTAGCCTCACCTCTCCAGATACACCGAAGTAACTTTTCAGCCTGACTCGTGTCCTCAGGGGTAACCTGTATGTGAGGTTCAACATCAGTGTAGAAACTCAAGAACTTCTGCAGTAGTGGAGGGTCAGATCCACATACTTGATTGGCTCTCTTCTCAGCTTCTAGGATAGCAAACTCAGGGATTACACCTGGTTGTTTACGAAGAGCATAGGCAGCTAGTATACGGTAAGGATTGTCTATGCTAGGGGTAGCCATTCCCCACTAGCTACACCGATGTTGGTGCAGAAGGTTTTGAAGCCTTCTGCACCTAAAATTAATTGACGGCCCTAGGAGACTCCCAACCCTTGAGGGGGGGCGGAGCTGAAAGTCCACTCTAGAACCGTCGAAGATTGAATTGTACCCCAAGAGTGGGCAGGAGTAAACAACTTTCTATCCGGTGTATCAAAAAAGATGGATTCAATACTGTTTTACTCACCCAAGGAAACCCCATACGGATGCTTCTCAAACTTTTCCAGGCACTCCCTAGAGTTTGAGGGTCGAACTTGGAAAACCTCTGAGGCTCCGTTTCAAGCAATGAAGTTCTTCCCACATCGAATGGATCTTGTTGATCAGATCCATAGGGCAGTAACACCAATGGAAACGGCTACCATTGGTCGAGATAGAGCCAACCCCATACGGGAAGATTGGGATAATCTACTTACAGAGGTTTCCCTAGATGACAACCTTGTGGATGATGGGCGTGGTCCATCCAAGGTTGTTGAACGGGTCAAGGATTGGGTGATGTACCGAATCGTGTTAGCCAAGTTCAGTCAGAACAAGGAGTGTCAAAGAATTCTCTTAAGCACCGGAGATCTCCCCATCATTGAGAATGCTATCCACGATCCTTATTGGGGTTGGGGAAGCTCCCAGACTGGCGTGAATCGTTTAGGTAAGATCCATATGGCCGTTCGCATGGCTCTCAGATAACATCGGGCCTTTCAAACCGGGTTGGTGCGGCAACCTCAACAACGAAACCTTCTTGCTCGAAAGCCCACTTGAGCATGTTGTAGGCCTCTTGAAGGTTAGAGCCAATCAAGGTCACTACTTGTGACCCATTCTTGGCCCGAACTTCTTTCTGAGGTACCAAGTAGACCTTGTTAACAAGTTTCTTCCAACTTGCAGGAACCGGAACTTTGAACTCTCCAGTCGATTGCTCACCATATTCTGATGCAAATAGGAATAGGCAAGGGGCTGAGTCACCGGTAATCGTTAGGGTTTCTCCAATAAGTTCCCTTCCAATTCGAACTAACTCAACCTCGGCCAGACTCTTAGTCGGCTTGGGTCGGTTCTGGGAGTTGAAAAGGGGAGAAGCCACGGGCAGAGTCTACACCTTTTTGGCCCCATTGCAAAAAACTTAGTGCAAACCTGGGGCTTCTGGTGTAGTTTCCCACGGATTCTAAAGAGTAATTTAGGAGGAACCATGCCATTGAGTCGAGAAGCGCAACAAGTTTCCAATGATATATCAGAAGCGGGAGAGGTATTCCGTGAGCGCAAGATCAACGGTGCTCTTGACCCAGTTGCATTGACCATTGAGATAGCCAGGCTTATAGGGGAGGAGCGCCGAGGAGGGACCAAACCAGCATTAGTCCCCATCGATCGAGGGGGACCAACTCGACTAAAAACTGGAACTGATCCAGTTTCAGTAGCTAGGAACCACCCGAGGGTTCCCTTTGCTCCAACTGCTGAACCTTCAGTTGAGGCCTCACCAAAGAGATCTCACAAGAAGAAGGATGTCAAAATTCCTGTAGCTCCGAAGTCAGAGCCCAAGGCTAGGAAGAGACCTTCTCGTCGACATTAAGCTCTCAATTGGGTCAGGGGGAGTTGTGGCTCTCTGACCCAATTGTTCTTATCAGTCACCAGCGTCCGATCCAGAATCAGTACCAGCATCAGATCCTTGCGTTTGAGTCGTTACTGGGCTTTCAGATACCTTGGTTTTCGAACAGCTAAATAAAGAGCAGGATAGTAACACTGTAACGATCATAGTCTTCATGCCAAGGATTTGGCATAAGAGATTTCTGTGGGTGGTGTACTCTAACCGATGAGGATCCTTTTCCTGGATGATGATCCCAATCGGCACACCCTTATGGATAAGCGCTATCCTTCAGACGAGATCATACACACCTATGACCTCTATGAGTATAGAGAGGCTCTATCCAAGTATGATAGCTTTGACATGATCAGTCTCGATCATGATCTAAATGACTTCATAGAACTTACTAAGCATAGGAGCTATATCGGGGATAGCGAGGGGACAGGACGGGATGCCTGTGGATACCTGATTAAGTTTCTCAGTAAGGCCCCAAAAGTGATCCGCATTCATTCCTCTAATGAGGATGGGGCTAATGAGATGATGCTATTTCTATACAGTAGAGGGGTTAGTAGCGAGCGAGTAGTCTTCAACGACAAGTCAGACTAGCTCTTGAGTGGGATCAGACACTCACACTCTTTGCACATATAGTGGCCGTCAGATTCACACGTACCACTGGCAGTACCATACTTGAAGTACTCACAGGGGTTGAGGGTATCTCTGACCCCTGGCTGCCCTACAATACACCCATCATATAGTGGCAAGTAAACCGGTTTACTTTGCTTCAAGTCATAGGGGAGATGGCTTTCACTTAGGATTCTGTCGAATCGATTCACTGACTAACTAACCCTCTCTGTTATCGTCTCGCATCTCGTCGATGGTGCATACTCCATTCATCCAAAGGACCCCTTGGATGAAGCACAGCCACCGCTCGGCCTTACTATAAGCACCCTCACTCACCTGCTCCTCGATGATTGTACACATCCACTTGGCGTGTTGAAGACTCTTCTCCCTATTGTAGTCACGACAATCCCCCTCAAGGGATTGAACTAACTCTGCTGTCGGAAACTTAATCGGCTTGTAACCAGCAAGGAAACCCTTGTACTTCTCGCAAGCTAGTAGAATCTTCTCTGGGGTCATGGGCTTGATTACACCAGGTTTTCAGATCTAACTTTTGTGTCCAAGTAACTACACCAAGCTACCGAGCTCGTCCGAGAATTCTTCAAGGATATCCACTACAGGATCGCTCTCAGGTGCTGGTGGGTGTGATGACATGATGCTAGCTGCAAGGTCATCCAGATCGGACTCATTCAGGTCTGATGAAGTGGGTACTGGGTCATCGCTCAGGTCGATGCTGTCAAAGTCAATCTCCTCGACCGGGTCAACCTTAGGTGGCTCACTCTTAGCCTGTTGCTTGGATTTCCTCTGCTGTACTTGCTCTTCAGTGATCCCAGGGGCTCCACCGTGACCGTTTTCGCAGGTATCCCCGTGAATAGTCTTGAATTGTGGATTCAGGCAATCTACACAGAACAATCCGTTTGGTTCAAGAGTGCGCTTGGAGTTGGTGAGCCTTTCAACAGAGGACTTAGCTTCTTGGATGATCTCCAACAACAAGTCTCGTGTCTCTACCGGGTCATCAACCTCGGTGATATCACTGACAAAAGATCGGCTAAGGGTGAGTTGCCCCTTGATGTCCGTTGGTAAACCGGTGACATATGGATTCTGTTCGATTGGAGCCACAGAGGCAATGGCTCCAATATCCTTGAGAAAGGTGTCCAAGCTCGAGTGTAGTCCTACAAGGTTCCCTTTGATATCAGGGTTAAGGGTAATGTCTCCGAGGAGAGCTTCGATGATACTACGAGCAATCGCTATACGCTGTTCGTGAGACTTCTCTACCAGTATGTCAATGGACTTCTCAATACTAATCTTGAGGGCATTGGCAAGCTTTTCCTTGCCAGCTTGGGTCATCATATACTTGGCAATGATCTTGTCCTTAACCTCCTTCAGCTGAACAACATTGGTTGGTTCAGGGGCGTCTACTGGGGCTAGGGGACCCTTGAGTAAAGCTTCCTTCTTCTCTGGGCTGCTATCGACTTTGATCATACTGATGGGGTACTCAGTATGGAGGTCAACATAATTGGGATCTGGGAACCTAAAGGGATCCGGGGTTCCGCTTCCAGCCGGATCCAACGGATCTAACCCAGCATCAAATAGGGCTTCAGCTTCATCAGCTTCGTCATACAGATCTGGCTCTTCAGCTACTGGCTCCTCCTCAACCTCTACGGGAGGTGGTTCGGTGTCCATAGCTGGCTCCTCTACAGGCTCTGGCTCATCAGGCGGGGCAGCAATGGGCTCTGGAGTCTCAACCGTAGTCTCCTCAACTTCTTGAACCAAAACATCCTCGAAGGAGGGTTCAGGATCTGGTTCAGGCTGTGGTGGAACTTCTACTACGGCAGCCTTCTTGACCACTGCAGGTTTGACCACTGCAGGTTTGACCACTGCAGGCTTCTCAACAGGCTTTTCAGGTGCTGGTTTTGAGATAGTTTCCTGAAAGGTCTCCGAAAACTTCTTGGGAGGTGGGTTATCGAGGTATCTAAGGACATCAGCTCGAACGGGCTCTCGTTGTTCTCGAGCGGCTTCCTCTTCAGCAAAGGTAATGGCTCTGGCAACAGTGGTGGCCGGAATTTTGTTGTTGAATACCTTTATTCGAATCCCATCTGGGACAAGAGGGCTGTTCTTGACTACGACAAGGGCATCTGCAGTCTTGACTGTGATGCCTAACTGAGCAGCAACCTCTTTTGGACTCTCAATCTTGGGAGCATCGGCCTTTGGACGTCCAGGCTTTCTCTTGAGTACAGACTCGTACTCACTTCTCCACAAGTCCCAGATAGCAGCTTTTCTCTCTGGAGTGAATTGACGTCGGTCTAGATTGGATCTGATGAGGTACAGTACTTCATCCGCTTCACTCTCGAAGTCAGCATGAACTCGAACAGGGATTAGGGATCCTTTGATGAGTTCCCGACTATTCTTAGCGTTCTTGAACTTCTCAGCTTGAACCCACAAGAAACCTGCATACCTTAGGTTGCCTGAGAGAATAGTACCATCGGCCTTTATTATCAGTGGTTCTTGGATACCATCTCTGGCGATGGACTCCCGGATTGCCAAGAAACTAGGGTCAGCAGATGGATCTAAAAAGTACTTCAGGTTGAAGGGGTGGGGAACTAAGTCCTCTGCTTTTCTAAGTTCAATCTTATCCATACTCGTCAGTCCAGTATTCTAGTTACACCACTACCCAAGTTGGGGTATAGTATACCCGTGATGAGTCAGGTCTGGATATGGGTCCATGCAAACCCAGGATTCTCTACAATCCTGTTATTCTCGGCTCTTATATCTACGTACACTCTGATAGCCACTATCTCTAGCCACCTTCTTCTTGGGTGGAAAGCCTTCTGTGCCATGTTCACGACCCCACCTACGGTCATCAATCAAGTGGCTGATGACGAAGACGAGGATGACGACGAAGATCCTCAAGAAGACGACGAATCACCTACAGTAGAGGGTCCAAAATTCGTTCAAACCCCTACTGGTTCGGGTCCGCGTCCAACCAGATTTGACAGAATCAATAACTCCTAAGTTGATTGTCAGTTAACAAATGCCAACGTGTATACTTTGTGGCCAGCCAGCGGACTACTTCTTGATCTATGACCTAGTGGAGCACCGCGTTGAAATAGTATTATGCTTACCTCACCTGGAATCTGTGTACGCTGAGATGCCAGAACAGGACGATTCTGGCAAGCTAAAAGTGAGAGTTGAGAAAATCACCAACGACAGTATCGTACCTGGTCCGCGTGTGGTTAGATTCCCATCACCTCAAGATTCTACAGGGTAACAGAGCAGGCACCGGGTATCGTAAGACTCTTCTCCACCAATTAATATTAGCTCATCAGACTGAATCTTACGGTGCGTTCTATTAGAAGCACCGCCACAGACCGAGCACTTGGCTGTTAGTTTTAGAACGACGTCAGCATAGGCTAGGAGAATTGGCATTACCCCGAATGGAAGCCCTCGGTAGTCGAGATCCAAACCTGAAAGAGTGACATGGATCCCCATTCTGAGAAATCCAAGCACCTGTCTCATAGCTGACTCATTCAGAAACTGAACCTCATCAACAAATATCTGAGAAACCCCTTCAGTCTCGACATCTAATAAGTCTAGGTCAGTCCAAAGAGCTGGGATCGTAGTACCCTTGTGGGATTCTATGATTCCATCCCCGTGCCGGGTATCTGTAATGGGCTTGTAGATCCCCCGTTCTTCTTCAGGCAAGGACCTGGCCATTGCAATCAAGTTCTCTGTTTTTTCTGAGAACATGGGACCAGTTAGTACGCGCAGACGTCCGACTTTCATTGTTCACTCCCTGTAGGCTCTGGATCTACACCTTTGGTTGGGTCAGCACCTAAGACTTCTTTGACAAGATCATGACTGGGGTCAAACTGCCAGTACATGTCAAATCTGCATATATCTAGGCAAAGAACATCTTGGAATAGTCCGTCCTTGTCCATCCCGTTCCAAACATCAGCTCTCCGATCCCAAGACTTTTCCGATATGTGCTTGGGTTTGTCTGTCTGATTCTGATAATGGAAGTCGGTGAGTCGATGATCCTTTTTCAGAAAGTCGAGCACTTTCCCCATTGTCCAATCGCAGTACGGTATGACATAGATTCGCCCTTTATACTGGCGAAAACCTACCGAAACATCAAAGTTGTAGGGGCTTCTAATGGAGCTGGTTGAATTGATTCTGTAGAAACGTTTGAGAATATCAGTAGCTACTTTGATTCGAGCTAGCTTCCTGGTAATTTCTTGAGAGCGTTCATAGTGAGAATAGTAATCGAGGGCCTTCTTGAATAAGTCCGTATCTTCTCGAACCGCCGACAAGTGAGTGCTGCCGAACTTCTTGAGAGCCTCTTTGACATTCTCAGAACCTTGTATTCGAATGTCATGTACAACATCCCACATATCAGCACCCTTACGTACCCTGTAAGCAGAGTAAATCTTTGTACTCAAGAGGAACCTGACCTTTGAAGAGGATTTTGAACTTTCACTTATAGCTACCGGTATCTGTGACAACAGAGCGATTTTCTAATTCGGCCTCAACCGCCTTAGCTTCCTCTATTGGAGCTGGGGATCTAAGCATTACGGTTCAAGGAACGACTCACTTTCCTACTCAGCCAGAGTTTCGGATTCGGGTTGGTCAAGAGCTCATGCTTGTCACTGGGGTTGCTGGTGTTGTATACACCGTAACTCGAGGGATAGAGAGTACTAGCGCTTCATCACATGCGGCCGGGACGGCCGTTGTGGCCGTCCTCACCGCTGGTGCTCTCGATGAACTAAGAGCCGAGATCGAAGCTGAGGACAGGACAGCCTCTGGGATCAGGACAGCAACTACAGTTGTTGCTGTCTCGTCCGCTACGGCCCCGACTGCTGGTCAGGTCATCACTGCTACGAGTGGGACAGCCGCTAATTGGCAAACCATCCCTACCCCACCAACCATTACGGATCATGGTGGTGCTGCAGCAGGTGATGTTGTACGACGGGTTTCGGAGGGTGTGTTAGCTAAGGCACAAGCGGACTCAGTACCTCACGCTACTTATGTTATTGGCATATGGGATGGTATCCAAGTAATACCCTTCTCATCACAACCGATCGTCACCTTCGACTCTGCCCCAGCAAACGGTCCTTGTTACCTGTCATCTACCTTAGCAGGGGCTCTTACTTCGACACCACCTGCACTTGGTGCCGTAGCAATACCCACTGATTTAGTAGTCCTTCAAGATTATTCCATTGGATCTACTTACAGAGCACGAGTCGGTCATAGCTCCTCGGACACACTTATTCTAGGTAGAGAATCTGACTTCGTTCGGACGTCTGTGCAAGCAACCGGAATGCTCCCATCTACAATGCGAGTGGCGTATGACGGTTTTGATAAGTTGGGGACCTCTAATGTTGCAACATGGGGGACAAATGGTTGGAGTGGAGTAGTAGGTGGCCCAGCATCTTGCGTACGAGCAAATGCCTGTGACGTATATGTTACTGTTCTCAAGGACCTTACTATCTCGGCACAGAAGTGGTATTTCGCGATCCGTTTCACACAGTATCAACTTACAACAGGTTTCTCTATTGGGTTAGCACGTTTTGAAGATGCAACACATGGGTATGAAACTTGTGGTGTGCATATGTTTCAGGTCGCCGGAATCTGGAAGTTTGTCTTGGGCCACCAAAATCCAGCAGGACTCAGTTACAGCATTTGGACACAATCACCACCAGATGCAAGTTACTATGATATCTTGCAAACAGAGGATACTAATCAGCACTTACTACAGATGTGGTGTGCAGGGGACGGAATGGTCCGGTATAAGTGGGATGGATCACCAACTGTGTCCTTTGCACAAGCAGACGGTGGCCACGTCGGCATACCTCATCTTCGAATAGATGGTAGCCGTATAGACTTTGACGACTTTTTCTTTAGTTGGGGAGACTAGATGCAATTAACCTCACCCAGGAGTGTCAGTCGTTGGAACATGTCTCCTAGCGACTGGTCGGCTCTACGAACACAATATACAACACTCCTGTACCCACATGGGTTGCCTATCAATGGGGTAGACGTCCAATTACCCATGTATACTGGAATCCCTCTTCCTGGTGGTGCAGTGAGCATGACGCGCTATCAAATCAGTGACCCTGGGCAAAGACCAGGTGGAGACCCACAATTCACTTACTTAGTTTACCCTCAACCCGAAACAGCAAAGAATGAACTAATTGTTTGGATGTGTGGAAACTTGGGGTGGATTGATTATGCAGGGGAGTTCGAGGGTTTTGTAATCGATCGAATGGTTGAGACTGGGTATCACGTACTAGTATGTGACATGCCAAGCTTCAACTATACAAGAAACCCGATTGGTACTAACATTATCAAAGGTGGTACATGGTCATATTCTGGTAGTTGGAGCAACGTTGGGGGTACACTGACCAACTACCCACCAGAAGCCGCTCATTCGTACGACTTTGACTCAGATGGTGGACCACTAGGACTACTTCAGTATATACACCATGCATTAGTAAGCACCACAAGCGCGATAGAGACCCTGACTCCTAGTCAGGTGTTCCTGGCTGGACATTCCGGTGGTTTAGTAGCTGCTTACCTAGGTGCAATTGATAGTAGATACAAGGGGTTGTATCTCAATTGTCCAGGACTCCCCTATAATGAAACTTGGTCAATTGCATCATACATGGCTTATGAATTGTGCTGGAACAATTACCCGTGGGTGCGCAGTAATGGAATATTTGATACATGGGCGGCAATGAGATTGGCCGCTTCATGGCCAGGGAGGCACACAGATTTAGTGTCGTCTGTGTTAGATGAGTGGTGGCCAATCAACGCATCACGGGTTGGCACCTGGACAGAGGATAACGAGGCTTTGTTTGAATTTGCTAATCGAGCCGGCTCAAACTTCACCTATTGGCTAGATCCGACTGATAATGGTGTACAGACTCCACACAGTATGAATAGTGTGCGGATCTCTAGAATGATATCTCTAATGGCAAGTGATTAGGGTAGTGAGTAATCCACTAAGTTGAACATCCCACCCCTAGCAGAGGGGGCCCATCCAGAGCTCAGGGCTTGACGTACGAGCTTACGGACGGTCTCTGGAGTCACCTCATGCCCATGAGGCAGAGCCACGTGTAGGACTCGTCCTGGGGCATCTGTGGCCTCCTGCACAGTAAGGAAGATTTCTCGGTCGGAAGGGTTCGGTGTAACCGGCCCATCTTTGATCATGAACCGGAACCGAACCCTATCGACCTCGATACTTCTGCTTTTCTTTACTGGAATACCCATGCGGGTACTCTACACCTTTTTGGATTAACTGGCCTTCTTAATTGATTCAGCCGGGTCCCGCCCAGAAGCAATTAGGGTTTCCACCTTTCGATACCGCTCGGCATCTACGGGTACAACCTGACCTTCTTGCAACTGGTAGTAGTTGGTCAGCTCACCGTCCTCTTCCCCATCCATCATAAGGTAGGCGCAGTAAACATCACCCTCCCGGTAGGTCATACCTTTGACGAAGAGCTCGTACCTACCCTTCACGTAGTTCTGCTTATCCTCACGATTGGACCGAATCAACTTCTCGTTGTTCTTTTGAAGGATCATGTCGGAGTTATATCGAGTAACCGCATGTCCGTTGACTTTGAAGTCACCCTTGTAGTGAGTCTTTTGACGAACTACAGTGAATGACTGAACTAACACTCCACGCAAGTTGCCACTGGTGACCACCAGTGGTGGTTGCCGTAATTCAGAAACCCCAGCGACCTTACCCTTCTCGATCAGTTGACTGATGAGTGATTCAGCAGTCTCACAGAGTTCAATGAGCAGATTGTTTTGGGAAGCCTTTAGTTCTTTCTCTCTATTGAGACTCTCTTCAATGTCTTTGAGATCCAACTCAGGCTCTTCCTTTTTGGACTCCTTTTCTGGAGTCTGAACCAAAGCCATGAGGGGCTTGACCCTACCAGTAGAGTTAGCTCTTTTCTTCAGGTAGGCTCTAGCTTCAATTGGATCAGTCGGAATGGTGCTCTGCAGAGAGCCCTCAGACTTTTCTGGAGGGGGCTCAGTTAGTAGTCCTTGAGCACCCATCGCTAGCTCCATCCAATGAGCCCAGCGAACGTAGTTGTTCCTTACTCGACTGCCCGCAGCCCTACTCGTATGGTTCTTGGCTACTAACTCACCATGTTGAGTCATGTGGTCTATGAAGCTTTTACAGAGCTCAGGGGTGACTCTCTGAGCGAAAAAGCTACCAGCAACTTGAGCAGCTTCACTATCCAAAGAGGGATCTTTGGATGACGGATCTCTAGTCATAACTTACTCCTTTGATGCGTTGCAATAGCGAACTTCCGAGCGGCGGAAGCTTGAGTCAAGTTATGGCTACAGCGGTAGACAGTAACTCGATTCAATGTCTCTATACCCCAAGGAGTGTTATTGGACTACCTCAAATACGCACGATTGTTCATTAAGTTATATGCACAGGTATTACATGCACCAGATGGTTATGCGTTCATCTCATGCACTGTCTCAGATAGAGCCTTACCATTCAAAAACTCACATATGTTGCGTGTGCCGATCCCATTAGTGGAGTTGAGTCGAATCTGATCTAACAACTCAACCCCTTCCTCATCAAGTGATTCAATACTACTTTTCACATTGTGAAGGGCTATCATCCAGTCACCACCTATGTCTGACTCTCCTTCTTTACAGAACCTCTTACAAGCGATGAACCCCATAACAGGGTACCCAGGAAGCAATGGGTTGGTAGGGTTATCCGACCTCTCAAAGTGATCCCAG